CCAATACCTGCGCCGCCATAGGCTCCCAGACCCGCCATCAGACCCTTCTGGAGGTTGCCAGTAGCCAAGGCGGTGCCGCCGCCGGTGAGCAAGCCAGCCATCACAGGAGTTAGGGTGCCACCGGAAATAGCGGTCAGCCCCACCCCCGCAATCATTGGCAGGATGGACGACAGAAAGCCTGCTTCAGGCAGGCCAGTGTCGGGGTTAATGGTTAGTGATCCACCATGAGCTTTAGCCACCGTTTGGAGGGCTTTGACCTCGCTCGGAGCCATGTGGACAAGCATCGTATCCGGCCCCCGACCACGGGAAGCCATGTGTTGTGCGGCGAGTTGCAGGCTCATTGGGGCCTCACGGAAGAAGGGTTAGTGGATAGTATCATGGGGGTTTAAATTAGCCAACCTTCCAGTTGGTCCCGTCAGAGTAGACGGGTGTGAAGACAGCGCCCCCGCCAACAACAGTAGCCCCAAAAGTTGGAGCTAAAGCGTTTGATACAAAAGTCCTCGCTCCAGCGCCATATGTAGCGGCGGACGGCAGCGTGCTAACCGTGTGCGCGGTAGTGGAGAAAACATTTGCCGCGATAAGTTGTTGGGTTACGTTGCCTAGCTGGTTGAAGTACAGACGCAGGATGTCGCTGGACTGGTCCTGATACGTGGGCTCATAAGCAGCGGGGGCTGCCGCAAGACGCGGCGGCTGGGGCGCAATGATCGGCTCGGTACGAAAGAGAGGTAGTGCCATGCTTACCTCCGGCCGTCAGGCCGCACATCGTAGGACGGGACACCAAGCTGCCAATTTACACCGAGGCCATCGGAGCCAACTCGGAACGCCATCTGACGCCCGCGTATTCTCGTGTAAATGATCTGGGTGAACTGCTGGACGATGTAGTTGCGCTGCGCTTGATAGTTCTGCGTGCTAGTGACCCCAGCCGCAGCAGAGGTCGAGTAGTTAGCGCCCGGGTTCTGGCGCGGCTTCATGGTGAACGTCACGGAAGGAGTATTGACGTTAGAGCCATCAAACGTGATGTCAGGGATCATCCGCCACACATACCCGTAGTTGTGCCCGTCGCCAATGTTGAAGTCGGCAGACTGCACGTAGGAAACAATCGGGCTAGGCGGGTTGGTCGAGCCGTCATCCGTCCCGTTCTCATGGTAGACAAGGATGTTCCCATAGGTAGCTGCCGTTGGTTTGTCCCGCAAAGGAGTATCCAGCCAAGCGGTGCGTGCCAGATTGCCGTACGCCCACGTCTGCTCTACATAGTTAAAGATGACGTAGCGGTCAATCAAGTCCGACCCCGACGAGCAGTAGAACCACCAGATTTCGTTGTAGTTCTCGTTGGTGTTGGAGAAGAACTGATACCGCTGGGACAGGTTAATGTCCCCGAAGATGTACTGCCGCAGAGGGCAGTACAGAGTTTCCACCCGGCCCGAGTACCTGTAGAACTTGTCCGTTCCCATCCAATACGTGATGTTGGATGCTGTGGAAACAGCGTTTGGCCCTGCAATAGAGATGTTGTCTCCAAGAATCTGGAGGTTCCACACATACGGGGGGCCAAGGTACTGCATGGAGTACACGGCTGCGTCAGTCCAGACAAGAATTTCTTGCCGGGATTGCAACTGAGCAACGATGGACGATCCGATATTTAAACGGAACCCGCCCGCTTGGTTTGTTGCATCAGGTGCCCAGACGGCGTAGTTTTCTTGGTCAGACCAGCGGATCAGTAGAGGGTCAAGCGTAGAAGAGCCAACCGCGTTGCAGCCAAACGCGATCACGAACCGGGAGGTGTCGGAGGTTGCAACGATGTTGACAACAGTGGGGCAGCTTGAGTCTGTGAGGAAGTACTGAACGCCATCCTGCGTGTTGGTGTTGGCGGGGGACAGAATCTGCGCCCGGTAGTAGGTGGAGGGATTGAGTCCGGGCACCCACAGATAAAGCGCACCGCCCCGGGGGTTCATGACGAGGTAGTCGCCAAAGTTGTCTTGGCTCCACAGGCGAAGCTGCACTCCAATACCAACGCCAGTAGGGGCAGGACTTCCCCATCCCGTGGCGTCGGTATATTGATTAACGGCTGTGCCAGAGGCATGTGACGCAGCACCGCTATCAACTCCACGAACACAGCCAGTAAAGGTTGTGGCAGTGGTGCCAGAATACGTGATGTATTCCCCCTCAATAGCAATCGCTCCAGACGCCGCAAAGCCGGTCGTGGATATCACCGTGATGGTAGTGTCGCTTGAATTTAACGCGCCATTTAACGTTGTGCTCGCTGATGGCGAAAGCACGCCACCCCAACCACCGGCGCCCCAGCCAACGCCAGAGGTGTATATGTCGCTGCCGGTATCAATTTGATAGGTGAACGTCGCGGCCCCAGTCGTGCCGGAGGATGTGGCGGCAGTCGCCACAACAATCGTGTATGCGTTGTTGTTGACGATGGAGACAATCTGAAACTCTTTGTTCAAGTTTGCCGCAGGGATGCCGTTTACAGCGCTTGCTACCCCGGAGATAGTGACGAAGTCGTTGGCCTGCGCTCCATGCGCGGTGTCGTTGACCGTGACGGTCGTGCTGGTGTTGACGGTAGTGAAGGCGTTAGAAGCAACGGTGTCTGTTGCCCGGATCGGGGTGACGTCGTAGAAGGTGCCGTTGGCCGTCTGCTGGATGTAGTATTTGAGGTTGGTGCCAACCCCCATCAAGTTGAAGCCTGCGATAGTGACCCAGTTAAACAATGCCCGGCAGACTCCCCAGAAAGAACCTGTAGGGGGAGCCAGTGCATTATTTTGAGTTGAGGCAGAGCCAGTATCGCGCACCCATCCACCCAGCTTTTCCGGGTAGCCAGAGCGAAACCGGACCTTGTCCATCTCAAACCAAGTGCCCTCATTGGCAAGCGAGGTTGATTCACGGTTTACACCGGGCCTGAGTTGGAGTTTTTGCAACGGCATGAGTGCGTCCTTACGCCGCAGACTCGGTCATCTTGGCGGCAGTGACTTGGACCTCTTGGACCCGGCGACCCCACCCCTTACCAAAGGTGTTCCAAGTTGACAGGGACCGCAGAAACTCCAAGCGGGTTTGCTGGTATTTTTCCACAATATCGTCCGCAGGCATAGCCGCCACCTTGCCCAGCGTGCCGGGGCCAATCATCCCGTCTGGAATCGCCCCCACGGTTTGCTGTAGCCACTTGGCCGCCCTGCCCGGACCAGAGTTAATGGCGGCATCAAACACGATGTAGTCCACCCCGGCAGGGAGATCGTCGCCCTTGATCTTGTCCCAGTACTTGGCCTTGTACATGGGTCCGACAATCTCAGGGGTCAGCGCCCGCATGGTTTTCTCGTCCACCTCGTGGCCGACCCATTCTTCCCAGACGCGCTTTGTCACGCCCAGATTGGTCATGCCGCCCGGATCAGCCGGGTGATTTACATAGCCACCCTCGTGGTGGAGGATGGCTTCAAGAGCGGAGTCGAAGTTTTCTTTCATTTGATTGCTGGTGCCTTAGAGAGAAGGTCGGTCTTGGCTTGGGAGCCTGCGCTGGAGCCGAAATAGTAGGCGATGATGCCCGTCCACGCGGTGCCAAGGGAACCCAGCATCATCAGGATGGCGGGGTTGTTGGAGTCCACTTTGCCCAGCAGCATCATCACCATGATGCCAAAGAAGCCGACGGTGACAATCGCAGCCAGCGCCGGGGGCACGATAGACCGAGTTGTGGCCTGCATCTCACGAGCGGACTTGCGGTCTTCTACCGACAGCTTTTCAAAGTTTAACCCTAGCTCGTTGGCCTGCTTCTGAAGTTCAATCTCGGCAATCTTGACCTGCGCGATCTGCTCGGCAGTAAGTTTGTTGTTGGAGATCATGTCTCCGACCTTCTCCGGCTCCACGCCAATAGCCTTGGAGATTGCAGAGACGGCCATACCGGCCAAGGGGCCACCCATCGCTGTAGCGATAGTGGGGGCGATCTGTTTAAGCCATTCCATTACTGTTTGCTCCTTGAAAGCATGGTTGCTGCGATTTGCAAAAGAACCCGGTACGCATCTACATCCGGCGGCTCTTCTTTCCAGCCTACCGTGATCTGCCCCACAAACTTACCCTGCTCAGGCGGGACGCTGACTCGGCAGCCGTAGGTCACGCCCTTTTCGATATACCACAGCCCGATCTCGGACTGAGCGGTCTTGTACGCGCCACACGGAATCTCTCCTGCCATGAGTGCCACTACATCCCGATTGTTAGCGGCGTTGGGGGTGAACAGTCCAACATCCAAACCCTCGTGAGTCTTGTCTCTGCCATCCTTGGTGTACGCCCGGTACAAAATGCGAGTCCCAAAAATCGGGTTGACTTTAAAGATGGCGACCACCGCAGCGTCAGTGTTTTTGAACAGATGCGCCGCCACGTCCTCCACCCTGTCTTCGGCGATGGTGGGCAACTTCTTCTGTTCTTTGTATGCGCCGATCAAGAGTGCTTGGTTCTGCCAAACAAAGTAACCCGTAAACGCGAAGACAGCCATCAGCACGATGGCGAACAACTTGAACGGCGAGTCCACATACCCGAGGACTTTGTCGATCAGGCTGTTGTGGTTGATCTTCTCTTCACTCATACGTGCATGACGATGTAAACAAATCCGATCAGGAACGAAACAAATGCGACGGTGATGATGGTGTACAGGACAAACATCGCCTGCTCTTGCCTACGCTTTAGCTTCGCCGCCTTCTCCTCTGCTTCCCTCTTCTTCCTAGCCCTTTGAATCTCCATGTGCTTCTGGAGGAAGAGGGTCCACAACTCTGGGTAGCCGCCGTACACCAACTGATGCTTTAAATGCTCCATGTCCTCACGCAGCTTGTTTTGCTGCATGACGATTTCCATCGCCTGCGCTGCGTCGGACTTTCCAGCGTTGGCATCGTTCGCTGCCTTGTTGATAACGTCGGCTGATTCAAAAAGCGCCGAGAACTCCTTGATGCAGCCGGTAATGTCCTTCCCTAGCTTGAGCGCTTTTTGAATGCCCGCTACCGCAGCTTGCGCAGTGGCAAATGCGGTGATTGGGTCGATCA